CATGCCCACATTTGTAAACGTGATCTTCTTAATTCTAACACCCGTGCAGGCAGTACCGTCCTGCAAGGACGAAAGAGCCGAAACGTCTACTTTAGTTACAGCGGACTCGCCCGTGCCATCACTGGTGTTGGTGAGGTAGAAGACGGCCTCTCGAGGGCCGTCCTCCACGGTGGTTGCAGTTACTGCATCAGCCATTGTGGCCTCCGATTATTGGTCAGCGAAGACAGGAGCAGTCGCGCCTGTAACCGTCCCAAAAATCTGATAGTTGGTGGTGTTCAAACCAACTATTGAGACATCAAAACCAGCAGGAACATTGATTTGAATGCTGCTGTTTGAGTTACCATCAGAAAACACTGCGCTTACTTCGTTGTCGGTATCAAGGAAAGTAACACCACCGATATAGAAGTTTGTGTTTCCGGGCGTAACGATGATCGCGTCCGTAGCGTCCGCTGCGCCGCCAGCATAAACAAACCTGAAAACAGAACCAGCAATGGGCGCCGGCAATGTATAGGTGTTGTCCTGACTACCGTCAGGAACGAGCAAAACTCGTCCACTGTGAGTGGCGTTGGTAAGTGTTACGTCACCATCAGATAACGAAACTGGCGCACCGCCGTAAGTTGTGATTTCCGTAATCGCGCCCGTTGTAGCGTTCTTACTGATGGCTTTAAATCCATCTTCTGAGCGTACTGGACCAGAAAAAGTTGTATTAGCCATTTCATGACCTCCTTACAAAGGTTTCACTCTAGTGTCTTGTAAGCGTCTGCTGGGTCAGTCTCTAGAGTTATGTGTCCCAGAGGGTGGGGGAGAGTTGCCTCTCCCCCTTACTCTTACGCGCCTTTGGATCCGTACACGCAACGAGGATCAGAGAAGCCGAAGCTGTAACGCTCACGGGCTTTGAACCTGACATTGCCAGTATCGAAATCACCTTCCATCTTCGTGGACATGGGCATCCGTTCAAAGTGAACGAAGCCACGAGGTGCATCCGTCTTGATGAAGAACGCATCCGTGTCCGTGAGATAGTGGTTAACGACGTAACCCTGCGGAAGCATACCCATGTTCCGCATGGCGTTGACATCGTTATCCGCCGTCCCTGGACGAAGAGTGGACTCAAGCAGACGATCCGCAACGAACTGAAGGTTCGGTGGGATAATCAGCTTCTGGCCACGAACCGAGACTTTGAGGCCGCGCTCATCGACAAAGGCAGCAATGTCAATCAGAGCATTCTCAAGGCTGGTTTCGTTCAGGTCAGCATCGGTGCTGGGCTCATTACGAAGCGTGCCGTTGTTGACGAGCGGATGGTCAGTAGCGCAAAGCTCCTTACCGTCGCCGCCAGCAAAATTGCTATCGAAAGCATTATTGAGGACCGCAGCAGCTTTCACCTGTTTGGTGTTAGCCATGCTACGTGCCAGAGCTTTCGTATAGCGGGAGGCAAGGCGGTCATAGAGGTTATCCTCGATTGCTTCCTCCGTGATGGAGAAGGCAAGCGCGATAGTCTCATGCGTATACCGTGCCGTGTACGCTTCCTGCGCGTCGTCAAAAGTAACGGCAGAACCTTCCTGCTTAACGGGCGCAGACCCAAAGCCGGAAAGCATCACTTCTTCTTCAAAGGCACGCTCTGAAGATTCAGTGTCGTAAATCTCTGCCGATTCATCTTCGTACCGGGCATACTCAAGGCCGAAAAGGGCGTTGAGACCAGGCTCTAGCTCTTTCGCTAGTTGGGCTCTACTGATAGCCATTTTCTAATCCTCCTATACGCCAGTAGTTGACGGAGTACCGGCTACGATAGCACCGTTATTACTGTTGAAGTGGTTATTCAAGCGTACAACCATGCCAATGCCTGCTGCCGCAAAGTCAGCGTTCTCAGGGTCGTCTACCCAACCCATGATCCGCAAATGAAGAGCGGCTGTGGTGGCAATCGTGCTTACAGCCAAGCGGCCAAGCGAAACGCCAGTGGTATCCGTTCCCGTTGTTGCGGTTGAGAAGTTAGCATTAGCAAAAACTGCGGCACGCGCCCCAGCCTCGTTGGTCAACGAAGCATCCGAAGCAATTACATAAAGCTGCATCGGATCATCATTGACAATCGCTTTTATGGGGTGGTTGCTATCCGCCCCAGATCCCGGCCAGGTATTGCTGAACACGGGTTTTCCAGTGGTGCTAGAAACATACTCGCATCCCTGAAATACACCAAGTAGACCAACCGTTCCACCAGCGGCGGCACCTACAATGTCAATGAAACCCGTTGAAAGGGGAATGACAGGTGAACCTTGGTAAATCTTGTTGGTATTACCATTGGCAATTTCATAGAACGTGTAGTTGTTAGTACCAGTGGAGTTAGCGGCACTACCCTGCTTCATCAGAGGGCGTAGACCAAAGCTTCCATTACTGTTAGCCATTTTCTATCTCCTAGTCCTCGCCTTGAGGACCTCCAAAAGTTACACGAGATTGCCTATCTGGATTGTTGATAGGCATGGCCGGATGTTGTTCACGAGCAAGTTCGTTATCAACAGCAGCCATTTGATTACGGGTCATGTCGCGATAATAATCGTTACGTTCATCCGCAATCTCTTCAGGAACTCTTGCAAGAAGAAGACCACCAACGCCAATAACTCCAGCGTGTTTACCATCCTCAATGGTCGGTGCTTCAAAGTCAGGGTATTCTTCGCCACGCACCAGTTCATATCCCTCTCGAGATCGCGCTGCTACGTTTTTACGGTCGTCAAAACCCATAACTTCTGACCGAATCCACCGATGCTTGTAACCATCTGGTGCGGGTGGTGCGTCCAACATGGACGGGGGCTTCCAAGGTTCCCTGCGTGCTTGCCTGGCACGAGTTTCGTTGGCTCTCGGCGTTCTCGTAGACTTTTGGCGAGATGTGTTCTCAGTAGTCATGGTCAGTCCCTCATTTCACGTATTTTGCATATTCCTCAAGTGGCACATTAAGCCTCTTGGCTATTGCTACCTGAGATGGGGTTAACCGCACAGTTTTCCGTCCACTCTTTTTGCGGGATGCGGAAGATTCAGCCGACGCAACTTTTCTTCCCCCGTTTGATTTAGCCTTAGAATCAAACTTGTTTGGAAATTCGGTTCTAAGTCTATTATCAATTTCAGCATAATATTCATCAGATGATGGGTCAAACCCTTCATCTTCAACCATACGGCGATGAATACCAAAAGCAGCGTATGTCATAACTTCATCTTGGCCAAACCATTCGTTTTCTTTGGCCCATTTCTCTGCTTTTGGGTCAACAGCTTGTTGCGGCGCCGGCTGCGGAGCGGCTTGCGGCGCTGGCTGCTCCTCACGCTCTGCCACAACAGAGGCCTCTTTTGAGGACTTTGCTGTTGTTTTTTGTAGAGTAAGCTCTGCCAAAGCCTCTTGTGCTTCAACAAGCTTATCTATGTCTCCTGTTTCATGAGCTTCTTTGAGAACACGCTTTGCTGTCTCAAGTTCGCTTGAAACGCGACTTTCAAACTGTTCAAGGTAGTTCTTGTCCAGAGCTTCCATGCGACTTTTGAGATCCGCATTTTCTCTCTGAATGTTTTCCGCATATTCAATCGCGCTTTGTTTTTGGCGCTCTTCTTCGCGGAATCGTTTTGTAAGCTCGTTGATGCGAGACTTGACGCCAGAACTGTACTCGTCCAGTTCATCCTCGTTTGCTGTCTCTGTTTCTGCCGCCGCTTCTACTTCTTGCGGCTCATCTTCCTTTTCTTCTGGAGATACATTTACGTCTACCGAGCTCTCTTCGGTGTCTCCAACGTCAATTTTAGTTTCAGCAGGCATGGTTTTTCTCCCATGGTCGCTTTCTTCTTTCTATACATGTTTGATGTCGTCGGGCTCTAGGATGGTAGCGATCACTTCATCATCATTGATAATACGGACTTCGCCGCCATCAATCTTGAATCGTGACCCTGCGTATCTTCCGATACACACCCAGTCGCCTTCGTTGCACCAGTTGCGATCTTCAGCATCACCAAATTTAGATGGGTCCTGATACGCCAGAGGACCAATCTTCAAGACGTAAGCAACAACTGTCGCCAACGCTTCACGATCTCTAACTGCATCTGGGATAAGAATGCCACCTTCCGTCGCTGCCTTGCCCATGTAGGGCATCACAAGCAAACGCCAGCCTGTCGGCTGCGGAAGTCGGTCTTTGAGGTTTTTAGTGATAAGAGAAGGATCGAGGACCTTATCACTCTTGTCTATGTAAGCAGACGCTGCGGCTTTCTTAACTTTCTGGGACTCTACTACGTGGTCTGGAACGTATAAAGTTTTCGTCATTCTTCCTCCGACGATTGCAGGAGATCCTTGATCTCCCGTTCTGCGAACTCCAATCCTTGTAATTCTCCCACGAGGTGCCGGTAAGACTCCATGTCTTTTGGGCTTCCGTGCAGGATCGAGTCCTGGGTTAATTCTATGCGACTTTGTATACTCTTTAACAGCGAATATGCAAATGTCGTTGGGTCAGCCATCCTTAAAAGATGCCCGTAAAGTTTTTACCTTTGATTGCTCCGCCAACCGAATACTTAACGGCACCGCGTTTTTCTTCCTGCGGCATGATTCCTCGCGTGTAACCAAGCTC